TAATGATGTTGATGCAGGTGATTTTATAATAATTGAATGTTATAGAAAATTAGACCCGGCAACATTCACAGATATTTTTGATGATATCTTTTTAAAAAAATATTTAATTCAATTAATTAAAAAACAATGGGGTCAAAACTTATCCAAGTTTCAAGGTGTTGCTATGTTAGGTGGTGTTCAAATGAATGGTGAACAAATATATACACAAGCACAAGAAGAAATTAATAAGTTAGAAGAACAAATACAATTATCATATGAATTACCACCAAATTATATGATGGGTTAAAACCATGAGAAATACTTATTTCAGTCATGGCACACAAGCAGAAAAAAATCTCTATGAAGATTTAATCATAGAGCAATTAAAAATCTATGGCCAAGATACTTACTATTTACCTAGAGAAGAAATAACTAGAGATAGTGTATTAGGAAATACTACAGATAAATTTACAGACGCATACGCTGTAGAAATGTATGTAGAAGACGTAAATGGTTTTGCTGGTCAAGGTGATTTAATTGGTAAGTTTGGTTTAGAAGTAAGAGACGAATTAACTCTTGTGGTCGCAAGACGAACTTTTGAAATATTAGTAGATAATCCATCAAACACTCTTTCAATCAATAGACCTAGAGAAGGTGATATTGTTTGGTTAGAAAGATTTAAAAAGTTTTTTCAAATTGATTTTGTTGAAGATGAAGATCCAATGTATCAGATTAATGATCTTCCCATATTTAAACTTAAATGCTCTATGTGGGAATACGAATCACAATCTGTTGAAACAGGTGTTACAGATATTGACAGCCGTTTGGATACAGAATCAATGGATTTATTACTCAATCAAATATCACTAGAAAGTGGTACTACCTCATCAGGTGCCTTACTTTCTGAAAATATAATAGGTGATGTAGAAGCAGTATTAACAGAGGCAGGAGAATTTCTTGTTGATGAGACAGATGGCGATAATATTCTATATGAAGATGACCCAGAGTATGTCGAATATATATTATTAGAAGACGCCGCAACAGAAAACATGGCAACGGATCCAACTGGCGGAGATAACGCTGCATTTGATGTCGCAGCTGGGATTGATGATTTTGATCCTAACAACGATATCTTTGACTTTACAGAAAGAAATCCATTTGGTGATCCAAGAGATAATTAGGAGATATAATGTTTAAAGACGCACAATACCATGAATTGATACGAAAGACCGTTGTTGCTTTTGGTACTTTATTTAATGACTTATATGTTTATCGTAAAAACAATTCAGGTAAAACAATACAAAAAATGAAAGTACCTTTGGCGTATGGACCAAAACAAAAATTTTTAACCCGTATTGATCAAGATTCAGCAAGATCAGCAGAAAATACAAGAACAACAGCATTAACATTACCTCGTATAGGTTTTGAAATGACAACTTTACAATATGATTCTGCAAGAAAATTAAACAGAATACAAAAGTTTAAAAAAGTAAAAGGTGCAGATAGTAAATCATTACAAAGTTCTTTCATGCCTGTACCTTATAATGTAGGTTTTAGTTTATTTGTTATGGCAAAAAATAGTGAAGATGCACTACAAATTGTTGAACAAATATTACCAACATTCCAACCAGACTATACAATAACTTTAAATGTTATGCCAACACTAGATGTTGTTCGTGATGTACCTATTGTTTTAAATGATGTATCTTATGAAGATAGTTATGATGGTGAGTTTACTGAAAGACGAGTTATTATGTACTCATTAAATTTTACAGCAAAGATGTATTTATTTGGTCCTGTTTCAAGTAGTAAAATTATTAAAAGAGTTCAGGTTGATCAATATACAGATACTAATACTGCTGTCGCAAAAAGAGAGCAAAGATATGTTGTACAACCTAATCCAACAACAGCAGATGCTGATGATAACTTTGGGTTTAATGAAGAACGATCTTTCTTTCAAGATGCAGATGATTATGATCCTGTATCTGGCACAGATAAAGAAAGCTAATGAAAAAGGTTGAGGACAAACTCAACGAAATATTAGACATTGCTGAAAAAGATGTCATACCCGTTGAGAATAAACCAGTTATACCTCGTCCTAAAGAAAAAGAGGATATAGATAGCGACTACAAATATAGTCGTGAAAATCTTTACAATCTAGTAGAGAGAGGCCAAGATGCCATTGATGGTATTGTGCAATTAGCAAAAGATACTGACCACCCACGAGCATATGAGGTTGCAGGAACATTAATTAAGAATGTAGGTGAAGTGACTGAAAAACTTTTAGTCTTGCAAGAAAAAATGAAAAAACTAAATGATGAAGTAATAAAAGGACCTAACAAAGTAGAGAATAATTTATTTGTTGGATCAACAGCAGAATTACAGAAATTGATAAAGAAAAATGGAAAAGACATACCTAGGTAATCCTAATCTTAAGGCAGCAAATCAAAAAACTAAGTTTACTAAAAAACAAGTTGAAGAATTTATACGCTGTCAAGATAATCCAATATATTTTATTTCTAACTATATTCAAATAGTCACACTTGATCATGGTATACAACCATTTAAGTTATATAACTTTCAAAAAGAAATGGTTGATACATTTCATAATAATCGTTTTAGTATATGCAAACTACCTAGACAATCTGGTAAATCAACAACAATCATAGCATACTTACTACATTATGCAATATTTAATGCAAATGTAAATATAGCAATACTTGCAAACAAAGCTGCGATTGCAAGAGATTTATTAGGTAGACTACAGCTTGCGTATGAAAACTTACCTAAGTTTATACAACAAGGTGTTATCAATTGGAACAAAGGTAGTTTAGAATTAGAAAATGGTAGTCGAATACTTGCAGCTGCAACATCATCAAGTGCTGTTCGTGGTGGTTCATATAATATTATATTTTTAGATGAGTTTGCATATGTACCAAATAATATTGCAGAACAGTTTTTTAGTTCAGTATATCCAACAATATCTTCTGGTAAATCTTCTAAAGTGATGATAGTATCTACACCACATGGTATGAACATGTTTTACAAAATGTGGAATGATGCAATACATGATCGTAATAGTTATAAACCAATTGAAGTACATTGGTCAGAGGTGCCTGGTCGTGATGAAAAATGGAAAATAGAAACAATAAAAAATACAAGTGAACAACAATTTAGAACAGAGTTTGAGTGTGAGTTTTTAGGTAGTGTTGATACACTTATTAATAGTTCTAAATTAAGATCAATGTCTCACATTGTGCCTGAACAATCAAACGCAGGTTTAGATGTTTATGAAATGCCACTAAAAAATCATAGGTATGTTATGACCGTTGATGTTGCAAGAGGTACAGTAAATGATTATAGTGCCTTTGTTGTTACAGACGCAACAAGTATACCCTATAAGATTGTGGCAAAATATAGAAATAATGAAATCAAACCTTTAGTTTTTCCACAAATAATTCATAAGATTGCAACAAGTTATAATCAAGCAGAAGTATTAATTGAAGTAAATGATATTGGTGGTCAAGTCGCTGACACAATGCAATATGATTTAGAATATGATAATCTTATTATGGTTAATCAAAGAGGTAGATCAGGTCAGATTGCAGGTACAGGTTTTAGTGGTAAACAATCACAATTAGGATTAAGAACAACAAAGGCAACAAAAAAGATTGGTTGTTCTAATTTAAAAGCATTGATAGAACATGATAAACTTATTATACAAGACTTTGATATTATTGCAGAATTATCAACTTATATATTAAAAGGTAAAGAAAAATATGAGGCAGAAGAAGGTTCTAGTGACGATTTAGTGACTTGTTTAGTCATGTTTGCATGGTTATCAAATCAAACATATTTTAAAGAATTAACAGATCAAGATATAAGGGCAAGACTTGTAGATGAACAACAAAATATGTTAGAACAAGATATGGCCCCTTTTGGATTTATTGATGATGGTTTAGAAGACCCAGAATCGTTTAAAGACCCTTACGGAACAACTTGGTCACCGGTTAAGTACAAGAAAGGTTGGTAAATCTTGCATTTTATAAATAGTTTCAGTAAGATTTTAATATTAAAATTTAATTACAACTTAAGGAGAATAAGATGGCTTTTTTAGTATCACCGGGCGTTAATGTTACGGAAAAGGATCTAACTAATGTAATTCCAGCGGTTTCTACCAGTATTGGTGCGATTGCGGTTATTAGTGAGAAAGGGCCGATGGATGAGGTAACTAATATCTCTAGTGAAGACGAGTATGTTTCAGTTTTTGGAAAACCAACTGCAGCAAACTTCGAATATTTTTTTAGTGCAACCAACTTTTTACAGTACGGAAACTCCCTTAAAGTAGTGAGAGCAGTAACAGGCAATCTAAATGCAGGTTCAAGTAGCGGTATTCAGATTAAAAATACTACTCATTACTTAGACAACTTTGCCGCCGGTCAAGCTTCAGTAGGCTCTTTTGCCGCAAGAGAAGCTGGTACCCTAGGTAATAACTTAAAAGTATCTATGTGTACAAACTCATCTGCTTATTCAAGTGCAGGTGGGGGTTCTAACCTTGTAAATGACGCAAGTGCGGCTATTGGCGACACTTCTATCACAATTGATGATGGTGGTGGAGACAAAATTCAAGTAGGCGACATCATTGAATTTGGAGACATAAGTGGTAACTTTACTGCTGTGCCTTCTGGATTCTATTACAAAGTTACAGCAAACTCATCAGGTACATTAACAATCGCTAGATTCAACCAATCAACTGGTGCAACTGAAACAGGTGGATTAAGACACGCTGTAGCAGATAACGCACACTTTAGAAGATTTTGGGAATACCATTTCAACTTTAGTGCTGCACCAACAACTACAGATGATGTAGCAAATGCAGGCGGAAGTAATGATGAATTACATATCGCTGTTGTTGATGAAGATGGTGGTATTACAGGTACTGCTGGTACAATTCTAGAAACACATGAAGGATTATCTCAAGCTTCTGATGCAAAGTCAGCAGAAGGTAATTCATTATATTATGCTGATTACTTGTATAATAATAGTAAATTTATTTACTGGATGGACCACGAAGGAACTTTAGCAAATGCAGGTTCAAGCAAAGTAGGACAAACATTTGATAATGTTGGAGCACAAACTATTTCAGTTTTCAGTTCCTCATTAACAGGTGGAACAGACGATAACGAACCTACTTTAGGAGAAATGGCATTAGCATACGATAAGTTTGCTGACGCTGAAACTGAAGAAGTTAACTTTATTATAGGTGGACCATCTCAAGGTGGTGGTGCAACTGCAGCTGACGCTACAGGTGACACACACGCAACTAAAGTAATTGACATTGCAGAAGCAAGAAAAGATTGTGTAGCATTTGTATCACCTGCGAGAGCAGATGTAGTAAATGTAAACGATTCTATCGCTCAAACTGAAAATGTTAAAGGCTTTGCTGATGGTTTACCATCAAGTTCATATGCTGTAATTGATAGTGGTTATAAGTATATGTACGATAAGTACAATGATGTATTCAGATTTGTACCATTGAATGGTGACATCGCTGGATTATGTGCAAGAACAGACACGGTTGCTGACCCTTTCTTCTCACCTGCTGGATTTAACAGAGGTCAGATTAGAGGTGCAATCAAACTAGCATTTGATCCAAACCAATCA